CGAACACGGCCATCAGCGCAAGGGACTGGATCCACTGGCTGGACTTCTTGACGACGGCAGGCTCCAGATCCAGGTCAACCTCTTCGAGTTCGGCAACGATGGCCGGGAAGTGATCCGCGGCGAGTCGCGTGTGCTCAAGGACATCACGCCTCGACCGCCAAGGCTGGACGACATCGATGAGCCCGAGCTGGTCGAGCAGGATATCGACCTGGTCATCACCAACCCCGGGGAGACGGATTGAGGGTCGAGATCCCGTTCAAGTACGAGCCCCGCTGGTACCAGCTACCGAGCTGGAATGCACTGTGGGCCACGGGCGCGAGCTTCGGGAACACCGAGACGGACGTGCGGCGCGCGTTCCTGCTCCACCACCGCCGCGCAGGCAAAGACCTCAATATGTTCAACCTGATGCAGTGCAAGATTGCGCAGCGCATCGGGATCTACGCTCACATCTTCCCCACCCTGACCGAGGGCCGGAAGGTGATCTGGAACGGGATGGACCGGGACGGGCGCCGGTTCCTGGACTACATCCCCGGCTACTCAGACTTCGCGTCCACGAAGAAGACCAACTGGGTGGTGCGCAAGCGCGACGACGACATGTCGATCGAGTTCGCCAACGGGTCGATCTACCAGGTACTGGGCGCCGACCATCCCGACTCGATCCGCGGCATGGCGATTCGCGGTGCCATCCTCTCCGAGTACGCCTACTTCAAGGGCCCCACGATCTGGGACATCATGCGCCCCATGCTCGCGGAGAACGGCGGGTGGATGGTTGCCGTCACCACGCCGGATGGACGCAATCACGCGCACGCGCTGCACAAGACATGGGAGCGCCTGGCCAAAAACAACCCGATCTACTTCACCGAGTCTCTCGCTGCCTCGTACACGGAGGCCGTGCATCCAGACCGGATCCAGGAAGATCGCGACTCGGGGATGAGCGACGAGAAGATCGCGTCCGAGTACGAGGTCTCCTACGACATGCCAGTCGAGGGGAGCTACTACGGCAACACGCTCCGGTGGCTGCGCGAGAACGATCGCTTCACGAAGATTCCCTGGGAGTCCACGATGCCGGTGGACACCTACTGGGATATTGGCGTCAGAGATCCGAGTGCTATCTGGTTCACGCAGTCGATCGGTCATGAGCACCGAGTCATCGACTTCGAGTGGCGAACTGGGATGGGGCTGAACGAGCTGGCGACGGTCTGCAAGGACAAGCCCTACTTCTACGGCAAGCACTACGGGCCCCATGACCTGGCCGTGCGAGAGATCCCACCAGTACCGAAAGAAGGAGATCGATGGCATCGTGGGTCCAAGAGGTGAGACCCTCTACAGCAACGAGCCCGAGCACAGCTGGGCGTCACATCCAGCTGATTCAATGCGAACGGGTGCAATGGGCCGAGCACTGACGGAGTCGTTCAGCGACAGCAAGGGCGCCCCCCGCCCGAAAATCGCGACGGCCTGATGCAAATACAAAAGCAGATACGGGTGCTTGCGGATCGGATCGACCAGCTCGAGCAAGAGTTGGCCGACCTGCGCGAGGACAACAAGAAGATGCGCTACAGCGTTTTCTACAAGCTGCGGAAAATGTACGACCAGGTCATCAAGATTTCACGCATTCCTGATACAGACCGCTGGTTTCTGGGGCCCGAGTGGACCGAGGGAACCCGCCTCAGGATCCCAGGAAGGCCCCGGCGCTTGCGCGCACGTCTCGCGACTGGAACAATTCGGCGCAGAGACATATCGAGCGCAAGAGTTCAGAAGGCTCTTGGGGAGGACGTGAACTTCGATGGCCATGGCCCTCGGGTACAACGAACAGTCTGATCCGATGTTCCAGCAGATCATGCTGGCCAATCAGCAGATCGGCGAAACCCCCAGTCGCTCCGAGAGCATTGGCGGCATCCACCCGCTTACGCACTCGGAAATCACCGCCCAGGTCGAAGCCGAGATCATCGACTCGATCGGCGCCTACGGCAGCCCTGTCCACGAGCAGCGCCGCATCAACCTGAGACGCTACTACGGCAAGCCGTTTGGCAACGAGGTCGAGGGCCAGAGCCAGGCCCAGGTCTCAACCGTCTCGGACACCGTCGAGTGGATGCAGCCCTCGATCATCAGGGCGATCTTCGGAAGCACGCGCAACATCTGGGAGTTCCATCCCACCCGTCCAGGCGAGGAGCAGCAAGCGCAGCTCGCCAGCGACACCACGAACCACATCTTCATCAACGAGTGCGATGGCTTCCTCAAGATGATGGACTTCACGAAGACTGCGAACCTGGAGAAGCGCGGGTACCTCGCCTGCTACTACGAGGAAAAGTTCGAGCCGAAGAAGCACACCTACCGCGGACTCAGTGAGCAGATGCTCGGAGTCATCACGTCCGATCCCAACATCGAGCTAATCGAGTTTGGTCCACACGAGGGCGAGATCAGCATCGACCCCATGACTGGCCAGCCGGGCGAGACGTTCGATGTCACGGTGAAACGCATCACCAAGCTCGGACGCATTCGCATCGACTCGATCCCCCCGGAGCACATGCTCCTTCCACGGCGTGAGACGGAACTCAATGACGAGACCCGTTTCAGTGGATATCGCAAGAAGATGACTGTAGGTGAGCTGATTGCTCTCGGGTACGACCCGGAGATCGTGTCGCTCCTTCCCAGTGATAACAAAGCAGAGTTCGTGGAAGGCCGCATCGAGCGCCTCTATGACGAGAATTCGTTTCCCGTGAATCTTCAAGAGCGTGGTGACGGCGCGTCCCGCGAGCTTTGGGTCAACTTCATATGGATGCGGCTTGACGAAGATGGCGACGGCTATGCCGAACTGCGACACATCGTGTGCGTCGGCGACTCCAGCATCAACATCATCAGTGACCGCGAAGTAAGCCACAACGCGCTCGTTACGATCTGTCCGATACCGATGCCGCACAAGTTCCATGGCCAGTGTCCTGCCGACCAGGCCGTGGACCTCCAGCTCATCGAGTCCACGATCCTGCGTCAGATGCTCGACAACCTATACCGGCTCAACTACGGGCGCTACGAGATCGTAGAGGGCCAGGTCAACCAGGACGACTTGATCGATGCCCGTCCTGGGGGTGGTGTGCGTGTCTCGGCCCCGGGCATGATAAAGGGCTTGGAGACGCCCCCGCTCCCAGGTTACGCATTCGAGATGCTGAACTACATGAACAGCATGGGCGAGAAGCGCACGGGTGTTTCGAGCTGGCAACAAGGCCCGGACGCCGCGGATATGAAATATCAAACGAGCGGTGCCGTGAGCAACGTCGCCACTGCGTCCGAGTCCAAGATCAACCTCATCAACAAGATCTTCGCGGAGACGGGGATCAAGGATCTCGGCAAGAAGATCTATCAGCTGATCTGCGAGAACTACATGCAGCCATTCGTGTATCGGCTGCGCGGCCAATGGATGGAGTGCGACCCGCGTGAGTGGAACGAAAACATGGACTGCACGGTCAACGCAGGCATGGGGGTCGGCGAGAGCGAGGCGCGAATGGCGAAGCTCACGCACATCGCGACCCTCCAGGAGAACGTCATCAAGAGTGGCGCGCGCAACATGGTCACGCCGCGCAATCTCTACAACACGCTCAAGGAGATCGTAAAGGTGGCTGACGTCGGGACCGAGGGGTACTACTTCACAGACCCGGGCGAAGAGCCCTGGCCGGAACCGGAGCCTGACTTCGAGACGCAGGTGAAGTACAAGGAGAGTGACCGGCGTGCCCTCGAAGACCAGAACATCGACAACCAGTCTACGATGAAGCTGGCCGTCCAAGCCGCCAACCAGGAGGACATCGCGAAGTTCCGCTACGTCGAGCTGGAGCACGAGACCACGACGGAGGCAGCGAAGCTCGCGAACGCAAGGGAGATTGCACGGATGCAGATCGAAGGACAGATCCGTGCAGCAATGGCCAACAGGCAACAGCAGGCCGCATAGGAGAACCAATGGGACTCATCAAATTCGACTTCAGCAAGCCCATCAACGCCAAGAACGTCCTCGAGATGATGAACGAGATCGGTAACGTCCAGCACATCGAGCGGAACCTTCGCACGTGGATCCGTGACCAGCTGGCCGCGAAGGACGCTCCGGCTGCCAAGCCGAAGAAGAAAGAGAAAGCCGCGTGAGCCGGTCCAATCTGGAGCTGGAAACTGCGGAACACCGTGGCCGTGAGTCCGCAGCGTTCTTGCAGAATCCCCTGTTCAAACAGTCAGTTGAGGATCTCAAGACGACGATCTTCAACGACTGGGTGAGGACAGGGGACGACGACTCCGGGCGGCGCGAGCAGCTCTGGTTTGAGTGGCACGCGATCGATCGGGTACTCCAGGGGTTGCGCAAGCCGATTGATGAGGGCACGATTGCGGCCAAAGAGCGAGACCAAGCCCGGTACCAGAGGCGAATGGAGAACTCGTGAGCGGAGCACTCGGAGCCAACGGCAAGGTAAATCTCGGGGTAGACCCCGGTGTCATGGCCCAGTCTCAGGGGATGAATCCTCACGCTCCCAGCACTATCGCCTCCCAGTTTTCGCAAGTCGCACACCCTTCCACGATGTCGGCCCCGCCAGGGGCTGCGCCCGCCGGGGCGGCGCCGGGCCACCAGCCCCCGGCGTCCGCCACGAATCATCCATCTCCGAACCAGGCACCCGATGGTACGCCTGCGGCAGATGGTCTCGTCAGTACCTCCATCGATCTCGCCGCCATGTTCGACGGTGTCGAGAGCACGGCCCAGCTATTCGATGCGGTCACGCATCAGATCGGGGACAAGGAGTACACGCTCTCCGAAATCGTGGAGGGATTCAAGCGCCAGCCAGATGCTGCGGCCGTGATCTCTCAGCGTGACCAGTTCCAGGCCGAGATGTCGATGCAAGCCCAAGAGCGTGGCGTGGCTCACGACTCGGCCATGAAAGAGATCGCCGAGATCCAGGGGCAGCTGGAAGGCTTGATCCACGAAGAAGAGTCACCCGAGAAGCTCGCCCAACTCCTGGCCCAGAACCCTGTGGCCTACCAGGCGAAGCAACTCGAAATCCAAACGCGCAAGTCAGCGCTGCAAACCTCCAAGGCCGAACTCGAACGTCAGCGCGAAGCTCGCGAGAAGCAGCAGCTCGATGCCGACAACGAGTTCCGATTCCACGAATCGCAGCGCCTGGTCGAACGCTTCCCAGAGTGGGCCGACTCCGACAAGGGCCCGCAGGTGAAAGCCAAGCTCAGCTCTTATGCCGCGAGCATGGGCTTCACCGACAAGGAGCTGGCGAACATCGTCGATCACCGCTTCCTCCTGGTGTTGCGTGATGCAGCCATGGGTAGCGAGATGACGAAGAAGGGCGTGCAAGCAATCGCGTCCGCGAAAGACAAGAAGCTCCCGGCGCCTGCGGCAAGGCCCAGTGCGCGTGGTGATCTTCCTGGTCCCAACGAACAGATGAATTCAGGTCGTGCGGCCTCGTTCAAGCAACTCCAAAAAGACAACTCCGTCGCGTCTGCGGCTGCGTTGTTCACAAGGATGATTGAATAATGGCCTACGGACCCGCCGGGACATACGAAACCTACGAAGTCGAAGGTATGCGAGAGGACCTCGGTCCGATCATTTACAATATCGACCCAGTAGACACACCGATGATGAACTCGATCGCCCGGGGTACTGCGACCCAGGTGAAGCACGAGTGGCAGACCGACTCGCTCGACGCGGCAGCCTTCAATGTTCGCGACGAATCGAACGAGCCCGTCATCGACGAGCCCAGTGCAACGATCCGTCCGAACAACGAGTTGCAGATCTCCGACAAGAGCCTCTCGGTTTCTGGCACGTTGCAGGCCGTGACCCTCGCGGGTAGACAGGCAGAACTCGGATACCAGCTTGCGCGTTTGGCAAAAAGTTTGAAGAGGGACTGTGAATTCACGATCACTCAGCACCAGGCCCTCTCGGTCGGTGCGGTGGATGGT